TAATATTTAATTGATCTAAATAATCACAAATTTTTAATTCGAAAGTTGAACTTGATGAAGAAACTGGTAATAATTTTGTTGATAATTCAACATTATGGTTTAATCTTCCTACTAATAATTTTCTTCTATTTTCAAAAATATGGCCATTTGGATGTTTTACAACAATATTACCATCTTCTTTAAAATCAATAATTTCATACCCCAACTCATTAAATCTTTTTTGGATTTTATTGTTTCTTTTTTCTTTTTGAATTAAAACTGCCTTTTTTAATCCTTCTTTTTGTAATTCGATTATTTCTGGTGTTATACTTTTATTTATTTTTTCTCTCACTTCTTTTAATTTCATTACCGAATCTACACCATATTTTTTCAAAACGGCTTCTTTTGTTTTTTTAGTTTTATATTCAATAGATTCTGGTAATGATTCCCATTTATTTCTACAATCTTTAGAGCAAAATTTTCTAGGATATTTAATTCTTTCTTCAAATTCTTTACCACATATTTTACAAATTCTTTTTTCTTTAGAATTTTTTGTTCTTCCTTCACCTGTACATTTATATGAACAATATTTTAAATTTTCTTTCTTTTTTGAAACAAATTCAATTCCACAATTTTCACATTTTTTTGTGATATAAAAAATATCATCTTTTTTTCTTCTGATTTCTTTATTACATACATGACATTTACACCCCTTTAAATGATTTTCAGGTGTTTGTTTAAAAATACCGTGATCTAAACAAATAATATCTACTTTAGTTTTTTTATTAACAAAATTAACTTTCGAATAATCATATTTATTATTATGTATCAGTTTTGCTTGTTCAATAAATTCTTCTTGAGATATACGATATTTACCACCACATGTTGGACAACCATCTCCTGTTAGATGACGATTTGCTCTTTCTAAGAATTGTCCATGATCTTTACAAATTATAATTATTTTAAATTTACTATTAATATAATTTACCTTACTATAATCATATTTATTTTGATGAACGATATTAGCTTTCTTAATAAATTCTTCGTTTGTTGATGTGTTTCTAATAGTATTATTTTCAAAACCACATTTAGCACAACCATGACCTTTAATAAAATCATACGGAAAAATTTCAAATTCGCCATGTTTATAACAAACGATTTTTATTTTAGTATTACTATTAACATAATTTATTTTTGATAAATCATATTTATCTCCATGAATTAATTTAGCTTTTTCAACAATATTTTCTGTTGTTAATTTTCTTGACATATATTATAATAGATTATATTTTTTTAATAATTTATTGGCTTCAATTTCATTTGTTTGGGTTAAACCAATATAATGATTACATTTAGGACAATATGTTTCGAATCTAATAACATTCATAGATCCTCCCAAAAAATCCCATATTCTTTTTATTTCTTCAACACAACATTTATTAAATTCAACATTATTATATGTGCTCATAAATCTTTCAATATCACTTTGTCTATATCTTCTATGTTTACCAAGTGTTTTAATTGGTATTAAATTAATCTGTTTTTTATCCCATAACCTTAATGTACTTTGTGAAACATTAATAATATTAGACACTTCCTTTATTGTTAATAATTTATCCATAATTTTAAATATAATATAAATACTTATTTTTTTACAAAAGTAAACAAATTTTATTAGAATTTAATAGTTTTTGATAATATTTTTAAAATAAAATGTAAAATTTTAATATTTATTTTATAGTATTTATTAAAAAATGAAAGATAATTTATTTTAATAATTAGATTAATAATTTTTTATCAAAGAACTTGAATTTTAGTAAACAAATAAACATTTTTCATTATTAATAGTATTTATAAAAAATAAAAAGATAATTAATATATAAAACACAAATATAATGGCTGACATGTTACGTGGAATTCCATTTACTTACGAACCTAAGAGACAAAACAGATTTGTTGCAGAATTTGCAGATGAATTAGGAATCGAAAGTTGGAAAGTACAAAAATTTAAAAGACCTACATTTAAACAAAATTCTGTGGAAATTCCATATATGAATGAAAAAAATTATGTTATTGGAAGATATGAATGGAATAGTATGTCTATTACATTTTTAGATCCAATAGGCCCTTCAACATCCCAACAATTAGCAGAATGGATGAGGCTACACTCTGAATCCCTTACTGGCCGCCAAGGATATAAGGCTGGCTACGCTAAAAACATATTACTCAAGGAGTTAGACCCAACAGGTGTAGAAGTTGCAAAATTTTTCCTTGAACAATGTATGGTTCTTTCAATTGATTGGGGTGAAAATGATTATGGTGCTGATGAATTAAGTACGATAGTTGTAGAAGTCCAACCTTGGAGATGTATACTTAACTTATAATCAAACACTTATAAAACAAAATAACATCATTTTAATAATAATTTTTATTATAATGATGTTATTTTTATTTTTTTAATTCACCACAATATTTTTTTGAAGAATTTGTTCGAAATTAATTTCCTCCAAACTTTTGATTATTGCTGTTTTGTCAACGGGTAAATTAGAATAACCGTGTATATGGGTTATTAACGCCTCCCTAAATATTTTTAATGCTTCAATTAAAACATCACCTCTGGCGATAGGATGGGCATTTTCAAATATATTTTTTCTATCATCACCAGTTAAATTAGCGGCTTTAAATTTTGGTTCGCCAGTGTGTGAAATCAGAGCGATTTTATCTGCCGAAATAATAGTATTACTTTCATAATTGCCATCACTATTAGTATTTTGTTCAAAATTAAGACTAATTTGGGCAGGATTTTTTTTATTTAATTTAAGGATATCATCATTTTCATGTTTACCTGTTCTAATATTAATGCTGTTTGGGGATAGAATAATATCGGTATTTAATCTACCAACAATTGCGATATCTTTATTTGTTGGAAAAACACCTTTAGCATCAGGATAAGTTGATGGTGCTTTTTCTGGTGCTGTTAATCCTAAATTGGTGGTGGATAATGCAGTTATACTTGAATCAAAACCAATTTTATGTGGTTGGGATATAATACTGCCCATCCAACGTCTACTTCTTTGGGGATATTTAATATCATCGATTAAAACCCAAACCATTTCACCTACTTGAGGGATAATATGAATGTATTTGGCTAATAATGGGTATGCCCAAGGAATATCATCTATTAGTGCAATTTTACTATCGAAATCTTTTATTTTAACTTTGATAGCACCACCATCTGTTTTATCGTCAACAGACAAAACTTCCCCATAATAAATTGTTCTTGAATTAGTATTTTCACTTCCAATTTGTTTATAAGGATTAGATTTTTGTAAAGTTGGTTTATCAAACATTATAATTGTTATTTATTATTGTTTATTATTGATTATATAATTTAATTTACATATCAATTAAATTTATATAAATATTTAATTTTTATGTGTTACTTAATTTTTATGTGTTAGATATTTATTTTCTATTTGTTAGTTCTTCAATTAAGATAGTATAATTCTTTTCAATATCTTTTAATTCAACAATTTTATTATTAATAATAATTTCTATTTGATCGATATCATCAAGTAATTTAAATACTTCATTTTTTAACAATTCGTGATTAGTTTTTAAATCGTTAATAAATTTAAGTATTTCTGTTGGTGAATAGTTAGATAATTCGTTCATTAATTTATAATTTTATTTAAATCTATAGATGTTTGTTTATTTTTTTATTGTATGACTCCATAACCTTTAATAAACATTATTGTTGAACCTGCAACGGTAACTGGCCCTGATGGTGATATTCCTGCTGCACTCAATGAAATTCCTGGTGGAACTCCCACACTAATAATAGCATCTTCTTGTAATGCTTTTATAATTTCCTCAATTCTAATTCTTTCCATAATTTCATCTGGACTAATACCACCAGAAGGTAATACGCCAACAGGTAAACCAGCTTCACTTTTTCTTTTAATAATTCTTGATGCAATTTTAATGGCAGATAAACCAGCACGTTTAGGAATACCACTAAGAATTAAAGGAACTGGTATTGGTGTTGGAACACTAATATTTGAAAGATTTATAATTTTATCAAATCCTCCAATAATTGAATCAATATTACTAAAATCTATTGCCATTATGTAGAAATTAAACTTTTAATTATTCTTTTAAATTGGTTTATTTTTTCTTTTATTATTTTTTTTATTATCGGTGTTAATAATTTTATTAAATAAGATACTGCTAAATTAAATATAAATTCACCAACTAATTTTATAATATCATTAATAATACATTTAATAATAACCTTATATTTTTGTAAATCATCTTTTGTTTTAGTTAAAATAACATTTCCATTATTTTGAAACGAACTTGAAATACCTAATAACATTCTTATTTGTGGGGCAGTTGTTAATGAATTTGAAATTTTAACCACGAATATTTTTATTATTTTATTAAAAAATCCATCTTTGATTGTTTCTTTATTTTCATCTGTTGATTGTTGATCACTATTTGATGCTTGGTCTATACTATTTTCTATTGCATTAGCAATTTCAAAACCGTTTGTTGAACCAGAAATATTTGATATTAATGAACTCATTCCACTTAATGATAAATTTGCACTAATAACACCACATCCCATATCATAATAAGTTATTCCATTAATTAAATCATTTGCTTTTTTTTCAATAGCATCTAAATCTTCTTGAGAGATTTGAAAAGAATCGTTATTATCAATTAATTGTTCTAATAATTTATCTACCTCCAATTCATTTTTTATTTGTTCATCTGTTTTATTTTGATTTGATGTAACACTTCCAAAAATATAATCCATCACACCAGTCATTACTTCTTTTTTATTAATAATTTCGGTTTTATCTATATAATCAGTAAACCAATTATTAACAGTTACATTAGGATTTGTACTTATATTAGGTTTAAAAATAAAAGAATCTGTATTTTTATTATAATTAACTAATAAATTATTATAAGGAATATCAGTACCTTCATTTAAAATTGCTTGATAACCTATTTTATCAAAATTAGGTTTTGTATTATCATATAATAAGCTTCCTGTTGATGAATCTGGATTTGTTTTAAATTTTGATTTAGTATCTAAATTTTCAACAGGAATAGATACTCCATTATTTTTAAAATTACTTGGTAAAGTATTATCTGAATTATATTGAACAAATTGTTTTTTTAACGTTTTTTTTAATTTGGGTTCTGTTTGTTCAATAAAATTAGAAAACATTGTACCTACTAATTGTTTTAATGCTTCAGTACCTGCAACAGTTTTTAAAACATCTAATAAATATGGTATTGTTTCTTTTTTATTATTAA